TTAGTACCGGGCCGTGGATATATTGATATATGGACAGCTCAAAACCGTATATTGACCTGACCACATACCAACATAACCACAACCCCTACAGGCTACGATTTTTATAATTTTCCCAAGAACTGGGGAACGTTTTTGTTATCTCCAATAGGTAAATATGTTCAAATAAGGTATTGACTATCAATCTAGTATAATGATAGGTCCAGGTGGTGAGTGTAGCAGAGGAAGCCCTGCCCTGTCTAAGTTTGCAGGGCAATTAGGCTTATTTCGGTCCAGTATGGAGCCGCTCGCTTTCGTTGCTTGTACACGTTATCCCTCTCGGTCTGGCATTATGGGTATGGTATCAAACCATGAACGTGTCTGCCTCATCTGCCGCTTGCATTTGCGGCATCCCAGGACGGTTTTTCTCCTAGTGCATGCCCAGGAGATCACTTCAGGAGTCGCACCTGAAGGCATCGAGAAAACTAATATCCTTTTAACGGATGAGCCTCCACTGATGAACGCGGAGCAAGATTCGGCGTCTCTTATGCCCTTCAGGGCATTAAAAAAAGACACCCAGCGAAATTCTTCCAATCGCTGTTTGTCCTACTGTCTGTTCTATTTATCAACCTATAACTAAATATATCACAATATTAGTTATTTTTATCTTGATTTTCACACCAAGAATGAGGTAAAATACATGTAAGTATCCAACCTTGCTGATTGCGTAGAACAGTCAGTGGGACGCACCTCTGAACGGCTTGCCGGCTGTTCAGGGGTTTTTACTTTTTATTTGATTAATAGCATATTTCTCCATAAAATTATTAATTCCTCTAAATAAAACAAAAATTTATAAAATATTGGGGAAGCCGTACCCCTCCATCACATAGACGAAGGCTAATCAAACAACTTTCCCCACCACGACTTTGGCTTTATATCGTTTTTAATATTTAATAACCGGAGTCTTTCATCCACCATTTTGTAATGCTCATTCAGCATTACGTCTTGCTTGTCCAGTTTTTCATTAAGCACTTGAACTTGCTCTTTAAGTGGCTGCAACTCAGCCTGTACGGCACTAGTTACCGCACTTGCTATAGTGCGCGCCATAGCCTGTTCTAGCTCCGCCACGCTCACTGAGCGCGTTACTGGAATAACTTCAATATCTTGCATAGCCTTGTTGATCGTTTCTGCAGGGATCATCCACTGTAATCCGTAATCGCCAATCTGTTTCTCAGCTTCAATTTCTTTTGACTTTATGCGTCTGCGTATAGTATCCTTTGAAACCTTCAATAAATCCGCACACTGTTCGATTGTGAGCCATTCAGCCATGCTATAACCTCCACACGTTGCTTATATGTAATGCCTTATGATATTGCCATTCGGCACGATGATTATAAATCCTGCCAGTCGTGGCGGTAAAAAGGTGAAATATTAAAAAGTCTGCATAGGGTATCCCTATAATATTGCATAATGCACATGAAAAAAGCAGGGGTATTGGTCCCCTGCAGGGCTGTTATTATTATTGTTCTATCGAACCGAACCGACAAAGTCCACTGTGGAAGATAATGTGTATTTTATTATTCTATTAACCGTACCCTCAAAACTAAGATCCAATTTTTTAGCTAAAACATCAATTTTAGCTATTAATTCAGCATCATCAATTGTTACAATCAAATCAACACTATCCATAATACACGCCCCTATTTTATTTATTTTGCATAATGCGACACAATTTGATAAAATAAGTGTATCGCAAGTTCCTGATTCGATCTTGCTGCAATCCCTGGCTCGTTCGCTATTAGTAGTAGTGAGCGGGCTTTTATTTATTTGTCCCATTCTCGTTTAATAACTTCATGCGCATGGCAACTTACTAACCATTGCCCCTCAAGGCTCTTTATGACCACCATGAATCGTTCATCAGCATCGATACTACTTTCAGTTACTACCATTCCTTTTGGTGGCACGCTCATTGATCCCCTGCAAGCAACAACCGTCATAACGACACTTTTTTCTTCTATTCCGATATTACACGTCCATTTACTCATTGGTCGGCAGCTCCTTTTTTGGCCTTGCGAAGTTTTTCAACAGCTTCCTCGCTAAATAAGTAATTACGACTACCGGCTTCGCGCATTTCAGAATCATTAAGTTCTAGCTTGCGTGCCAGTTTAATTACATAAGAAGCATTTAATTTAAGGTCCTCAGCAACTTCACGAGTAATAAAAACTGTTTTGACGTCTGACATTAATCCACCTCCTGAGATAATAATACTACGTTCGTTGTCGAATGTCAAACATGTTTATAATAATATGTTTAAGGCTTTTTTACGTCTGATAATAGAAACTTATCGGAAATATAATCGCGATTTTCGTGCATTTCAAATTAACGATAATAGAAACTTATGGATAACTAGAAACTAAATTAACATAGCAAAAAATATCTACAGTTCACTCCCTGCAGGGATGTGCTCAACCTACCCTCTAACCTCCACACTTCGCCGCTACGCCATTTTATTATATAAGTAATACATTTATACAACCTATGTAATATATAAAGTGCTGGTCCTATCTTTAGGACTTCATCAGCACTTTATATATTTTTTTCATTAAAAAGAAGGAAATAACTGGTTATCGTCTAATAATTTATCTGATTAATAGAAAAGAGGTATTGCAATGTCTGACGAAATAGAATCAGTAGAAGTTCAAACCGCATTGGACGAAATCCAAAATAGTCTTGAAGATTTAAAGCAGACTGTCATTATTAAGAATAAAAACCAAAACATTTGGCTAAAAAAAATGGAACATGGCCTAAAGATTATTAAATGGTCTAAAGAAAAATATAGGATGCAATTTATAGCTCCACCTCAATATGTTTTTCAGCGCGATATTTTCTATTGTCACTTAGGGGTAAATATAGGGCAAGAGGAGTATTGGGATAGGCCTGTCGTTGTATTGCAAAATGACTTAGGAAATAAAAGCTCCACTACTACAATTATCGCTCCAATTACAACTTGCGAGGGCAGCACTTTAAAAGAATTAAATGGGGAATGGTTTTTAGACTCGCTTGAATTGGACGGAACAACAAAAAGCAGAAAACTATATTACTTTGAAATCTGCGTAGAATTAGAACCTAATTTTAAAAAAGAAATTAAAGGTATTATAAATTTAGCTCAAATAAGAGTCATAAGTAAAAAAAGGCTTATATCTCCTGATGTAGCTAAAATCACAGTCGGCACGAAAAATAAGATAAACCAATCATTAAAGCGACTTTTAAATATATGTTAAAAAAAACCATTGCGCTAGATTGACACCTAGTCTATACTTAAGTCAATACAACATTTAGCGTTCGGTACTTTGTACAGAACAAACGGACAACTTTGAGCGGCCAGCATTTTATGCTGGCCAAACGTATAATATCTTTGATAATTGGGGCATATAATATAAAAACAACTTTTAGCGTCTTAGTTTTTACTAAGACAATAGCCAACTTTTAGCGGCCAGCATCTTATGCTGGCCATTTACTTTACCCATTTTTTTTTAATACTTAATAACAAAAAAAAGCCCTGACAATATCGTCAAGACTTTATCAGCACAACATATATAATTTTGCTAAGACAATAAAGCACGATTGCAATGTCAATAATTATAAAAGTCATGCACGCCTGGTACATCAATAGCAATTCCACGCTCTCACCTCATGGCTATTATTGCCATAAATAAGGTATTAAAATCAATTTGGCGGATGGGACGGATTGGACGGAATTTCAATAAACTCTCTATATATACTATTCTCTCATGATGGTTTTACTATTATTATGTCCATTCCGTCAAAAAAAGAAATATAAAACAGTATAAAGCCATAGCACGTAAGGGTTTTCGGCATTTGGCGGAAGGGTAAAAAAAGGCGTTTATCCGCCTATTCCGCCAATATTTTCTGTTCTTCGTCTTGAAAAAATGTAATTACCTTTTGAATTTTTAATTTCAGGCAATCAACTTCGTCGGTATTTTTATTGAGTTCAAATGCTTGCATAGCTGATACTATTATTTTTTCCTTATCATCTAACCTTCCCCATAATTCTATAAATTTAATATGATCATTTTCTTCAGTAGCTTTAGATAAATCACCACATATTTTACATATATTATCTACAAACTCTTGATCCTTGCTAAACAGATCTACCCATTCATACATTTGAATCATTTATTAATCCCCCTATAAATTATTTGCAAAAACTAATTTTTTATATTTGATATTCCCTGGCGAAATGTTTTCTATGCAGGGAATTTTCATTGTGCCTGTTTGAAATACGCACTTAGGAGTTGACGCTTTTAGCTCTCAACTCGTGATAATGTTTTGCCATTCGCGGCCGCTCTTTGAACCTTCGGTTATTCCCTATTGGTGAAAATAAAAAGAACCTACTAAATTTAAAGTAGGTTCTTTTTATTTATTATTTAATAACCATTTGCTGTCTCTCCTAGCGCATTTAATAATGGGACCTTGATCCGGTCGGCCACTTTATCCGCTAGCGTGCTAATGTCTGTATCGTTATTTACCGTGGCATTTATTGGCATGCTAACTGTGATTGTATTCGTGGCGCCGACAGCCTTGGCTTGCTGCGGGAATTTCAGTATGTTTGTAATATCGCTAAACCCCTTCATTATTTCAGTTATTTGATATGCACTATTCCCATCAATTACCGTACTTCTTTTCATATCTCCAGGCAGATACACGCCGCTTCGATTCCTAGAATAAACCTCTGCCTCTGCCTCTGCTGCCTTGTCTGCTAATACTTTTTCATGCGCTTTTTTATAAGCATCAGCTTTATTTTCGCCGGCCAATATTGCCGCCTTTACTGCTCTAATTTCCTCGCTTAATTCGGAATTAAGGGTATCTTTAAATAATTTTTGTTTTTGATGCTCAGCCAATTGTGTGGCTTTTACTTCATCATTGGTCTTTTTGATCCACTCTTGCCGCTCGATATCAATATCACGCAGCCGGTTCTCTAACGACGTGTGACTAATTTTATATATTTCCGTTTCCATTTGTTCCGTGGATTTTTTGATTTCCTTGTTTTTATCATCAATAACTTTTTGCTGTTCCTTGGCGTCTTTATCTAAAATTATTTTTTTCCTGGCAGCGGATATTGTGGCCACGGTTTCATCTGAAACATTTGCCTCGGACAACTTAGCGCTCTTTACATCAACGTCGTGCAACTCATTTTCTAGCGCCGAATGAGTGGATTTATAAACCTCGTCGGCCATTTCAATTAACGCCGCCTTATTGGCCTTGGCTGCGTCCATTTCTTTTTTCTTAGCCGCAACTATAGCGCCGGCCTGATCGGCTGCGATCCGCTTCGTTTCCTCTGCTGCTTTTTTAGCATCGGCGACCGCTGTGTCTTTAATCGCTTTTTCATCAGCAGCAAATTTCGTCTGTACCGCGATTGCGTCAATTGCATCTTGCCGGTAATTATTTATGTGACCTTTTAGCGGCGTTAAATTCATAACGTCATTAACGACATTATCTAAAAGTGTATGCTTTTTCAATTGCATTAACCCAATTTTTAACTCTGTTAGCGCCTCGGTCGTTGAATGTATGCCGGAAATATCAAAAACAAATTTCGGGACGCTTAAAATTGCGGATCCCAGGTCTTTAACTAATTTTAAAAATTCAACCCCAACGCCAACCGTCGCGACAATTTCCTCTTTATTGTCTTTTACTGCGGTTATTAACGTATCAAATCCCGCGATAACTCCGGGCAAAATCTCTTTTGCAATCGGCATTAATGCCATTCCTAGCGCGTTCGACATTTGAGCTGATTCTAGATTTAAAACCTTAAATTCCACGGCTAAATCATGCGCCTGCTGCGGATCAATACCAATCGTTTTTATTCTGCTTGCGGCCTCCGCATTTATAGCATAATCACGTAAGACTGGAACCAGCGCGGCGCCTTTTGCCCCTAGAACATCAGCGACAAAGGCCTCTTCTTCTCCTGCTGCAGCCGCGTTTTTATAACCCTGGGCTAGCGCTGCCAATTGGTCATTCATCGGTAATAATTTTCCAGCTGAATCAAGAATGGAAAAATTAAATAACGTCATTGCATCAGTCAACGCGTTCCCGTTTTTTCCCACGTTCATTACTGATTTATCCATTTTTATCATTGTTGAAATAAATATTTGTGAATCAACATCTGAAATTTTTAAAACTCTATTTAAACTTCCGGCCTCCGCTGCTGTTAAATTTAATCTTGCTGCTAGTTTATACGCTGCATCGCCAGCCTCAACCGCGCCTTTAACGACGTTAAATAAACCGGCTCCACTTGCGGCCACCGCTGCTAATGCAATCATTTTAGTATTTATCATCGTAAGCGCATTGCCGGCCGACGCGCCCGCGTCCCTAACTCGGCCTAATGATCCGGCCAATAACCCTGCCGCAGCGCTGGCGGCATTTGTGTTTCCGGTATTCAGCGAACCCCCTGCAGCACCTCCTGCCCTGGCTGCATTAGTTTCCTTCAATTGCCTGGCAAGATCCGCCTCGGCTTTTTGCTCTCTTAGCAACCTGGTTAAAATTCGCTGACTGGCTGCGTCGTCTGCTCCCTTGGCTGCAACTGATTCCTGGTATGTCGCATTAATTAAACTAACCGCCTGCCTTTGTATGTTTAACTGATCGGTCAAATGTTTAGTTTTTACGGCTAGCGCCTCCGTAGACCTCTCGGCGCCGGCGAACGCTGACATATCTATTTCCATTCGTAATTTTGATTGCTGCGCCTTGGTCTTTAAACTAGACATGCCTTGATTAACGGTTTTGCTAGCCGTGAGCAAATCAGAATCTAGCGCCGTCATGTCCAACCCTAACGATATAAATAATTTTTCAATTGTGGTCCCTGCGGCCATAAAGTCACCCCTTTTATAAAATACTTAAATTGTTATTTCTTTAAATACAATCCCCTGTATATTTGGACTGTAAGACCTCGAAACATAGGCTAAGTCTTAGACTACACCGGTCATGTAGCGGCTTGTGTATTGAGAGAATAAGTAGCTTCGGCTTTCCGTAAACTTAATCTTCTTGTAAATACCGGGGGCCCTTACTATTTGCATACCAATACCTTGTTCCATGTAAAAAAATAAGGACAGCCGAAGCTGCCCCCCATTTTATTTTAATTAAGCTTTGTAAAGTTTTACAAAAGCTTCAGACGCTATTGGTTTGCAGTCGGCCGTTGCCGTTACTTTGTAATCAATAAGGTTTGATTTAAAAGATGATTCTCGGCTCATTTCAATCAATACATTTGTAAGGTTATAGCCCATATACTGGAAGTTACCGAAGTAAATCACATCATCAGCAATAGAATCTGATATGATTACTGGCTTGCCTAGTAAGAAAGCTGGTGCACCTTCAATAGCTGCGTTCTGCACAAATATAGGGCGACCATTACTATCAACAATAGAATAGGCTTGATTGTATAGTGTTGCGTTATTCATCGCCCATGATGCACCCGCGCTATATCCACCCTTTAACATCCCAGCTACTGCGGTATAGTCCTTAAATCCAGGACCGGTAACAAATGTTTTGCTATTCGCTGCAGTAAAGGTAATGCTTGATAGTCCTGCACCTTGATCAATACCAGTACCAACCGCGACAGCTGCCTCCATTGCATCTAGCAAGCAATTCGCAAGCTCTCCTGTCAGATATGCTTCAAACGCACCGATGGCCATTGACGATGAGCTTGCACTGATAGAGAATATTTTAATCAGTTCATAAGCATTAAACATAACGCTCAAAACATTAGGATCAACTGCGGTTACTGGCGCACCCTCAACATGCCACGCCGCAGCGGATGAAGGACTTGCGACCGGCACACTCAGCTTTGCAGGGATATTAAAGTTCCTGCTTGCCGTTACTAAACCACGAAGGCCGCGCGCTTTAGTGATTACTTGATCATAAGTTTGTGTAGGAAGTACGGCCGCTAAACTGGATTGATTGCCAAAGGCTGCGCGTTGTTCCATAATGGCCTTATATGCTCTTTGCTCAATATCAGTTAGTGGCTTGTTTTGCAGTGTCTTGAAAAATGCGTTGCGGTACTCAGGAGTTTTGATGATTGCTTCAACATCAGTCGGCAATTCAACGCTTTGAGTAGTTGCTCCGGCAATTGGAGTAAAGCTTTGATTATTCATATTTGCCGCACCTCTTTTTTCAATATTGTTTTGAATAACTTCATTCAATGCAGCTAGTTCAGTTTGCAATTCATCTAAATTAGCTTTATTTTCTGTTCTTAACTCAGTGCGAATCGCCAACTTGCGGACCTCAACTTGTTCATTTGTCATTTCCTTATGTTTGTTAAAATATTCTGCTACTGTCATTTAACTTCACGCTCCATACTTTGATACACCAATATTAGGGAAGTGTGGCCCAGGTGCTCGGTAAATAACACTTATTGTGCCGCCAACCCATCCAGGCTGTCATGTAGGCTGTCCAGCGTCCATGCAAGGCTATATAAAGCCCAATCCAGGCTGTTATGTCTGAATATTGTCTATTGGTTTTAATAGCTTTTTGTCTACTCCTGCAAGCTGATAAGCTGCGGCGTTTTTTTGATCTACATAATTTAACGACTGCAGCCTGCGCGATCCTTCCTCGCCTCCTACTGGCGGGAACCCCAGGACAGACAATGCTTGATCTAAAGTTAATAGTGATAATGGCATTAATTCTTTTAACGCCGTTATTTTTGTTTTTTGTGAAGAAAACGCCATTCTCCCTGCAGTGTCAATGCTAATTGTATTACCCCAGGCTTGTTCCCTTTGCGTGAACATTTTAGCCGTCAAGGCTTGTCCTAGCGCGTTGGCGAAAGGCTCCAGGCTCGACTCTACGAAGCTAGAATATATATCTTCTGTAAAGGTACCATCAACAATAGCCTGGTTGATTCCTAAAAAACTAAGAATCTTTTTACTTACTGCCTCAATGTCTGCAGCATTAATAGTTATTGGCGTTTGATTAATTGGCGTATATGTAAACTTTGCATCTAGCGCGGCAATTGTTGAACCACCTGGCGCCAAATATGTTTTAATAAACTCTTGTCGTTGTTTTTCAAGATCCTCGGGCCTTAGTACGGAACTGTACGAAAGTATAGCTTTGATCGTTCCGCTAGTTTCAATATTTTTCTTTAATCCATCTGTTTGAGCTGTCGATAATGCAACCGCCGGAAGTATAGCCGCGTTTGAATCTCCTAGTAAGTCATTACCATGGAATACTCTGCGAATATGCACGATATCAGCATAAGGCAATATTACTGTTTGCCCTGCAGCGAATATAAACTTGATATATAGCGCGCTTGATTGATCTTGAACAAATTGTGCCGACGTCGGTTTTAATGGCCATAATGCATTCACGCTGCCGCCCCGGGACCATTCTATTAGTATAAATAGGTCACTATCGCTCCAATAAAGTGAAGCGCATTTATAAAGAAATTCACTCGCTGTACTAACCGGATTCGGCTGTATCGAAAGCAATCTATTTAGCTGCTGATCACCCGGACTTTGCGCGCCACTATAGGCGACTATGTGAGATATTTGCATTTTTGAAGCGTGACGGCTCACACTATCAACTGCGCTGAAAAATACGTCTGACTGTCTCAGATTGCCGCTAAATGCTGTAGATATGGCATTACCGCCACTAAGCATCATTACTTGTTCAGTTTTTTGCGGCTGTTCACGTGAGAATATTTTTTTTAAATCCTCAAACATTTATTTTTCCTCCAATTTTAAAATTAAGATAAAAGGTTATTTATTTATTTTTGTCAGAAATTTATCCCCGGGAAAATTCCCTGCATACCTAGATCCTGCAGATACTTGAACGCCTATTTGATTAATGTCAAATCCCATGCGTTTTATCGTTCGCTTGAAATTGCTTAATGGAACACGCCAACCGTATGGAGTTTTTTCAAACTCAGACCGTATTTTTTCAAAACAAAACCATTGAATTATTCCCGGATGTCCACATAATCGGAGCTTTAACCATTTAATTAACTCAGCATTATGGCCCATCATTCCCTCTCCGTTCAATTCTTAAAAAATTACTTGGGCTTGCTGCATCGTCGATCCAGCCGTCTGTGCCCATATCCATGGAAAGTACATTTCCGTCGCTTGTTAGTGCTAAACAAATTATTGGTGATTCTATTTCCTGATTGTCATTTTTATAAATTGCAAATAGATTTTTAGGCGCTGGCATTATTTGAATTATTTTATCTGTCATGTTTTTATCTCCTTTTTGTCTACCCTTTGTCTACCCTTTGTCTACCCTCGCCTAGACACCTTCAACCCTTATGAATACTAGCTTCGTGACGTGTGTCTACCCTGTCTACCCAAATTTATACCCCTTTTCCCTGTTTGCCCCTCTATCTGTTTTTTACCAACTCTTTTAATAGAAAAAGGGTAGACAGGGTAGACAATGCCTTTCAGCCCTTATAAAACCTAGGTTTATTCTTGTCTACCCCCCTAGACATTTGCCTAGACAGGGTAGACATTTTCACGCTCCCAACCCATGCTTTTTCCATACCCTGGAATTCTTATTTGCCCTTTTGTTTTAACCCATCCAGGCGCCTGGCTCATTACATCTCTGATTCGTCCTGCAGTTTGAGAAGTTAAATTTTCAATCCTACCATGTAAACACTCTAACCAAATAATTTCAGTAGACACACGATCACGCTTATTTTTCCCACATGTTATATCTTGATTTTCGTCAATGTATATTTGCCGCTCATAATCAGTTTTCACTTTCCAATCATATGGCAATGCAATTTCTAAGTAGTTTAATATCCTACCTTCCCATGCGTCGCAAATAATAAACTCCTTCTGCACTAATACAGCTGCCTGTTCAATATCATCTGATAAATGTATTGGATCACCCGATTCATGTATCACTTTAGCCTCTGCAAGAATCTGATCGCGCTCTTTAGTTAAATCATAGAATACATTTTTACGACCACCAGCAAAAACTCTCACCGGCCAATACCTGCGATTTCCTGTAATATCTTTTAAAAATTGATCCGAGTTCGTCGTTCCAACCGTTATGCTCATTCTCGGTATTTCCATGACATTTTTACCATATGGCGGTCTATAGCGGTCTATTTGTGCGCTGAAAAATAATTTTAATCTTTCTGATTCAGTCTTTTTGAGACTAGTTAACTCGCCCATTTCGCACAACCATTTCCCCCTATGTGATTCATAGGTTTTGGCAGGATCATTAGTTATTGAAATTGAATCTGTGAACCATTGGCCGCCTAAGATATTGAATAATGTTGATTTTCCTATACCCTGGGCCCCTTTGAGAATTAAGCAGCAATCAAATTTCACGCCTGGTTGATAAGCTCGGCGTACTAGAGCAGTCAATGTTTTTCGTGTGACTTGTCGTGTATACGGCGTATCCTCTGCGTTTTGATAGTCGATCAATAAAGTATCTACCCGCGGGACTCCGTCCCACTGCAGGGTATTTAAATAGTCCAGTAATGGATTATGCTGGATCTCCATGCAAAGCTCAGCAAAGGAATTATCAATAATACCGGTATTGGAAATACCATATTCATTATGAAAATAATTATAAAGAGCTTTATAATCTCCATCTGACAATAGTTTTTCTGTCGCTGTACTGTATTTATCGTCCTTCTGCGACCATGGCAGCCCTTTTGCTTTAAATGCGGCCGCGACCGTCATGTCGTAGCTAAATTTATCTTTTAATTTTGGATCATTTTTAAAAATAATTAAGCAATTTGATGGAGTTTTTAACACCTTACCTTCGTCATTTCGCTTAAGGCTTCGCGTCCAGTCGGCAGCTGGCAAATTAATTATTTTTTTAATTTTTGGATTTTCTGTTTTAGCGGCCGCCGGCGAATTACTATTTCCTTGAAAAGCCTTTAAATAAGCTGCTGATTGTCTACGTTTTGTCTCTTCTGTTTTGGCGGCCTTGTTAAAATCCATCTTTAGTCACCAACCGTATGCCGTGATTAATTTTCATCATGTTATTTACCGCGTCCATTGGCACTTTATCGGATACCCCAAATAAATTTTTGGCATCAAGTTTTTCCTCGCGTCGTTTGATTTTTCGCTGCTCTCGTTGACGTTCTTTTTGATTTTTTGACATAATAAAAAACTCCTTTGCGGGTACTACCTTTGCAGCACATCCCGGCTTTATACCTCACTATATACTTTATATTATTCATTTGACGAGTATAACACGTTATAAAATCCAGCCTAGACTGGATTTATACTAATTATCTTATTTAATCGTTTTATTTCAAGTTTCAATATTTCATTTTGTTCTAAAAGCTTTTCAGTACTTTTTTTATAAAAATCTTTTTCTTCAATGATTTTAACAAAATCACGACCAGCTTCCCAATAATAATTCTGCCATAATTCAAAGAGTTTTCTTGATTTAATTCTTTCATCCGCTGTCAGATAATCGCAGCTTTCTAAAAGATAATTATGATTAATTTCGGCTTGATCAATTTTTTTATCAATAACATCAATAAGTTCGTTTCTTGTGTAGCTACGCCCCTTGCGGCCGATAGGCAATATTTTTGACATTTCATCAATAGATATGCTTTCCATTTTCATTAACCACCATGAAGCAAAGAAACATTCAGCCGTATTATCAGGATAATCACTGAACCGACCTACTCCCCTACCTGTTGATCCACGCTCCGGAGCTGGTATTAGTTCAGCTTTTTCATATCTTAGTAGTGTGCTTCTACTAGTTTTAACACCCATTTTTATTAGCTTTTGTAAAACTTCTTCAGGACTCATAACCTCACCCCTTTATACTAATCATTTGATGAGTATAATATAACATAATAAAAATACATGTGCAAGTCTTTTAGATTAAGTATTTGATTTGTATTAAATTAATGATCAGTTTAGTACCGGGCCGTGGATATATTGATATATGGACAGCTCAAAACCGTATATTGACCTGACCACATACCAACATAACCACAACCCCTACAGGCTACGATTTTTATAATTTTCCCAAGAACTGGGGAA